TCTGTTGAATGTTGATTTAGTTTTTCATGAATTCCAAAATAAGCCCAGGTTCCAACGGCGATCATTGCGATTAAACTAGCAACCGTCTTCATAGGCATCTGAACAGCTGCCTCCTCCGATATACTGATTGGTTTTTTACGCTCCATTAAATGCCTCTTCATCTAAATCATACTTAGATTCATTTTCAAACGTTTTGTCAACAGATTTCACACAGTCACAATTGTCACAAATGCAGGGACCTCCGCCATCAAGTTCATGCGAAGGTGTGTGTAAACCATCATCACAATGACAGTTGCAATTGCATTTTCTACATTTTGTTACTTCTGCCAACTGAATAGCCAAGAAACAAACTTTTTCCAAAGTTTTTTCATAAGCCCCTCCTGTTTTATTTACTGTGAAATACAGTAGCTGATATTACATGTTCCGTAGTAAAATTAGCATATACATCGTTTTCAAACAATATAGGTCCTGGAAAATTAATTGTTAAACCACCTACAGCTGCAGGTGTTTTTACTTTAAATTTTAAAGCTCCACCTGATCCTCCATCTCTTAAATGAAAATCACCAGATGCGCTTCCACTATCTAAATAGACTCCAAAGACTCTTGTTCTTCCGGATCTAATAGTGCCAGTTTCAGTGTTTTGAGTTGTAGATGATATATCCTCGGCAGATCCAAAAATATTTGCTGACATATGTCCTCCTGTTTAGGTGCTCCCGAAGGAGCACCAATTAATTATTATCCGTATATTTTATACGCAATCACCCAAGTGAATAATCCTTGATCAGATGCAGTTGTAGTATTAGTTATCTGTAAGAATATATCTCTTGTTGCATTGATTGAAGTATTTACTCTTGGAGACAGAGGTGCTGTTGCACCGACAGTCGTATCATTTAGAGTAAAGCTGTAATGAGCACCTTCAACAATAGTTGTTCCACCATCTAGCAGTCCATCAGTGTCCGCAGTCACTAATTGAGCACCACCAGTTGCAGTACCAACCTTGTATCCGATATCACCTGATGCAACAGTCGGCGAAGATGTGCATACAAGTTGAATACTTGTAATGATTGATCTTGCTGGCTGAGCAAATGTAACTTCGTTTGTTCCTGCAGTTGCATTTACTTTTGCAGTCGCAACAATGTCTTGACCTTGAAGTTTTGTTCCAACATACAGTCCCGTGTTAGTGATTTCAAAATAGTTTGTGAAAACACCAGTTGATGTATTTTTAGTAGCTCCAATGAATCCATTTTCGGATCGCACCGGTCCATTAAAAGTAGTATTTGCCATAATTATCCTCCTAGTTATTGCGAACATAGTCTCTAGGCCGTCGACTATACGCGTCTATGTTCTGATTAATTGTATAGTATTTTTAATATACATAAAAAAAGGGGCGAAGTAAATACTCCGCCCCTTTTAAGATTTTAAGCTGTATTAGTCGGCTTAACTTGATCCTGATGAACCAAATACACATCTAGGGTCTGAGAATCCAAAAGAATATCTCTCTCTAGCTTTGTATCTGACGTTTCCAGTATCAAAGTCACCTTCCATAGCAGTTCTTAATGGTGATCTAACAAAATGCTTAAAGCCATTAGGTGCATCAGTGATGATAAAGAAAGCATTAATATCATTTAAGAAATGATTTACTCTGTAGCCTTCTGGTATCATATTCATGTTGTTAATAGCGTTAATGTCATTGTCAGCTGTTCCAACTCTTAATGGAGATTTTAAGATTCTCTCAGCAGTGAATTGTAATTCTTTTGGAATTATCAATTTTCTTCCCTGCATAGCGATTCTTAGTCCTCTCTCATCAATGAAAGCAGCGATTTTGATAAGCGCATCTTCTAATGAAGTTTCACTTAAATCTGCTTGAGTTGTGAAAGTGTTCACCAAGCTTGTACCAGACACAGTTGGGTGATCTGTAGCACAAAGAGGTTTACCGTCACCTCCTAATTGTGATGTACTAAACGCACTGTTTAGTATTTCAGCACCTTTTACTTGTTTGGTATTTGCCATTGAACGTGCTAACGCTCTTGCGTAACGATTACCAAGTCTATCATATAGATTATCTTCAATTGCTTCCTCAGTAATTGCGAATGCTAGCGCAACAGTTTGGTGCGTGTACCTTGCAGTAAACGCTTCTTTCGCGTCGTCGAAAGTTACTGAAGCACCTTCAGCTTTAGTAGCTGCGCTACCAAAGCCTGAAAGCATTACTTCTTCTTCGAAAGCTCTGTCTGATGTTTCTGTTTGAAAGATCTCAGCAGTTTCGTTTTCGTACCTGTCGTACTCTAGTCCGAATAGTGCATTCAGACCAGGTTCTAGTTCTTTAACTAGCTGTGCTCGTGATATTGCCATGTTATGCTCCTATTACGTTTGACCTACAGTACCAGACTTGTACGAGTGGTTATTGATTACTACCAATACATTTACACCTGATGCAGCTGTAATATCAGAATTGTTTGGATCCTGAGATATATCCACTGCTTTTAGTACAAATGTAGAAGATGAATCGGCTGTTGCAACATCTAGACTCTCTCTACCTTGACCAGATAATGTATCACCAGTAGTCGCATTTATTTTGTAGTTAGCAAATAAATGAGAAACAGTGAAAGTCGCGTCCGCGTTTATTTCGAACACAACATCTGGACCATCGATAACTTGAGCCATAATGTCGTTAGCTGAAATGCTTCCAGGGTAGTAGTTTTTAAATGTCGGTTTTTGAGTTGTAGGGTCAGTGTAGAAAACCCCATTGAATACACCAACAACAGGATTGTCAGTAGCACCAGCTCTTTGGATAGTTCCATTAAGAGAAGTTTTTACTAAGTCACCTTGAAATATCGCAGTCGCATAATTTTTTAGAATACGATATCTGTTTTGTGCTCCATTGTAGGGAGTTCCATCTAACTGTCTAGCAGCTCTCAGACCGAAATTGCCTGTATCATTTGCCATCGTTATTGTCCTCTACTTATAGTTTATAGTTGTTATTAATTACTTTGTAAGTGATAACAAAAAAATTATTTTTTCGAACCACCACCAAAGGTCACCCTTGATTGCCTTTCAATATTGATCGGCATCTCAGGTCGCTGCTCCTTCATAAGATCATTATCAACCGCTTGTATTTGTTCGCGAGTTTTTGTCTCGAAATACTCTTTCCGCGATTGCATGACCTCTTCCGGTATCCTTGCAAGCAAATGGCCGCCAACCCCGATGATCCCTTTATGTTTGCCTTCCTGTATTGTTGGATAATCATGAGGGCCAATCTCTTTTACGATTTGTTCAGCTCTCACAAATTCCCAACCTTCCCTTAAAGCTTTTGAGACGTTTGCAGAATCCATGAAACCCATAGTTTCTGCTCTTATCCATCTCTGTACTAAGCCTTGCGGTGCAGGCGGAGCATCTAGACTTGATGGAGGAGTCCAATCTGTTTTTCGTTTTGTTTTAGAACGCATCTCAGACTCGCGCGATGACGTTGTATTATTTTTTGTTTCCATAATATCTCCTATTTAACGTATTTCGCGTATTCCTCTAGTGGCACCCCTAATTTTTTAGCTATCGCTACCTGTGATTTGGTGAGTCTCACAGTCTTGCGTCCACCTTGGTTACGCATTGCAGGTGCAACTGTCTGGACGGGTCTTCGTTGCTCCTGTGTTTGTTCAAATTTATTAGGAAAATAACTCCTAATTCGTTTGTCCAATTGATTATAATACTCATCTGAGTCTCCTGCAACCCCACTTGCGATTAAATTTTTATGAATAGCAATCGCTGCATCATGCATAACTTCGTCCTCGTTAAACCAAGGGTTATCTTCTGCCCATCTTTGAGCTTTGATACTTGGCTGTGGTTGAGTGCTCATTTGAGGTGGAACAATGTCTTCTTGAGGTTTTTTAGCCTCTTGTTCCTTCAAAAACTTAGTTTGTGCCAATCTTTCTTTCTCGATTGCCAACTGGGTAAGTCTTTGATTAGCATCAACAATTGATTTTGCATCTTGACCCTCAATTGCTTTTTGCAATAGAGTGTTAGCTGCAACTTCATCTGTTTGAAGTCTTTTCTCAAATTCAGAAAGATAATTTTCCTCCATTTTAGGATATTTACTTTTGAATTGTTGAATTTCATTTTTTAAACCTTGAGCATATTGCAATGCAGCTTCTGCTCTCCTATCAGATTCTCGTCTCTGTCTAGTAAGTTTATTTATTCTTTTTTGAACATTATCGGATGCTTTGTTCAAATCAAAACCATCATCCGTATCTTGATCTTTTACAACATCAATTGGAGTTTTATCTCTATTGATTTCAGATCCTTCTTCTTCGATCTGTTCTTTTTGTAAATTTACTTCTTTAGGTTCAGGTTGTTCTTTTTGTTCACTGACTTCAATAACTTGTGACTTTACATCATCAGTATCTAAATCGACTTCAACATCCCCTTTATTTATTTCCGTTTTTGCCATTTGTCCTCCTAGTATAAATGCAGTATATCCTCTGGATTACTGATAGTTGCGATGATTTCATCATCGTTTAGTATTCGGACTTCAGCACCTTCAATTTTGAAACGTGATCCAGCATATCTTCCAAAAATAACCCAGTCTCCCTTTTTACACCATGGACCACTTGGAAATTTCCAAGTATCTCTGTATGCTAATGGGCCAACTTTTAAGACATAAGCACAAACTGTTGTCATTTGAATTGTTTCGTGAGTTTTATCAGAAAGAATAACTCCACCTTTGGTTTTTTTAGGACCACTGTAAGGTAAAACTAATATTCTATATCCAGTCGGTTGAGGTAATCTATCAAGAGATGATTTATCAATCGCTTTTGGATCTAAATAAAGTTTTTTTACTTCTTCTTCTGATTTGTACGCATTGAGTAATCCTGGATTACGTTTTGGTACCTCTTTGGTCTGTGTCTTCATCTGGCTCCTGTTTCTTCAGCAGGTCTGTTAAGTCCCTGAGCAGATCTTCATTTGATCTGATTTGTCCTATTATATACTTATACTCCTCAAACGTGTCAACACCTAATTTTAGCTTTTCAGTTAAAGCCTCTATCTTTGGTTTGAGCAATTTACTTTGAATGTATTTTACTGTGTGGTAATCCATTAACGCTTATATTTATCTTTCCAATATTGTGCTCTTTCTAAACGTCTTATTCGATACTCAAGATTGATATATTTGTAAAAAATTTTCATTTTTAAAAATCCATATTGAATTCTTAAAAATTCTATTAATTTTTTTAACATTTCCATCTTCTTCTAGCTTGTCTTATTCTTGAATTTGGATCATTTCTAGTTTTTGCACTAGCTCTTTTTAACTGACCAAGAGATCTTGCGCAATAACTTTTTCTTCTTTTAGCTGCCTTTGATCCTGGTTTAACTTTACCAGTTACAGCAGTTTTTAACTTAGATCCTGGGTTTTTTCTCCTGTAAGCCATAACACCTTTTTGTGTCATACCAGCTCCAGATTTTGTTGGACGATAATTACCTGCTGATTTTCTTCTTGTGGGCATACCACCTTGTTTGAGTGAAATTCCAATTACTGGATTATTTAAATGATTAGATCTTCCTAATGGCGGTGTTCCATGTTTGAATTCTAAACCTTGTCTCGGATCTACTCCTTTTAATTTACCTTTTTTCTTATCAGATTTTTTTCTCTCGTAAAAAGCTAATCGCAATGCATCACTCATACAAACCTCATTCTTGTTTGATCTATAATACCACCCATATTTTTTTTGTTATATTGTTTTTCTCTCCGTTTATCTTGCAGAGCCATGTTAGGGTTATTTATTTGCACTTTCTCTAAGGAATCATAAAATTTTTTTGCATTAGATATGAATTTTCCTTTAGAAGCAAAAGTTTTTACATTAGTTGGCTTACCACCAACACCTTGGGCTTTACTTCTCTTTCTCGCAACAGCAGAACGCCTTTGCGATTCTGTCATTCGGGCGGCTTTTGCAGCAGGGACGCATTTGGGGTACTTTCTTTTTGATCCAGACGCAGATTTTCTTCCACACTCTTTGAATCCCCCACCTTTTTTCTTCGAACCTATATCTACCCATTTTTCATTAAACCATTTTGTTAGTCCACCGCTTTTCATTCTTGGAACACAGTTCGGCACGAGTTTGCCACCCTTTTTTTTCATGCCCTTTTGCATATATCCGTCCCAACATGTTCCCTGCTTAGACATATTTAAATTTAGTTGTATCTATAACACCTCCACCTGCTTTACCTGCTGGTTTTGGTCCTTTAAAATCTTTTCTTTTCACACCAGATGGATCTTTTATCTTACCGGCACAAATTTTAGAAGCATATGCATTCGCGTAGGCCGAAGGGTATACCTTAAATTTTCTTTTTGCTGCTGCTTTACCTCTTGGACATAGTTTTGTCATTTCATCCCCCTTAATAAACTGCCGTAGTATTTTTTGTATGATGGATTAGACAGTTTTTTTCCATCAACAGTTCCTGAAATATAACTTCCAAAGTAAGGCTCCATAGCACCACCTTCTTTTTTAAATTGAACCTTTTTTTTATCTCTTTTGAATGCTTTTTTAGAATCTTTATAATCTTTTCTCTCTCTTGCTCCA